AGATTTCTCCTACTAATGTAGCAAAGATTTCTCCTACTAATGTAGCAAAGATTTCTCCTACTAATGCACGGAACTCTCCTACTGGTGCACGAAACACAGTGAAGAGACGCAACAGGCCACCATCATCTAGTAAAGGTGTTAATAGTGACTCTTGGCGTTCTTCTTTTAATTGATTTAAAACAATTGTGATATTATTTTATTAAATGAGTATTGAATATTCTTTCAACGTATCAAGATTAGAATTATGCGATTGTAAGCCATTTAAAATATTATATATTGAATCTGATTTATCGATAGATTCTATTGACCTTATTATTAATAGTATTATTGTTCAAAGATATGATTTTGAACTATTGGAAAAAGTATATGAAAATGTTACAAGTGAAACTGATATTGGAACCTATCGCTATGATTTTCCAGATACAGATTCACAACCTACTTTACAATGTACAGGTTACTTAAAAATTAATTCAAATTATGTCACCACATGTCAATTAATTGGTGAAGAATGCGATCCCACACTTGGTAAAGATTATACTTTTATGCAATATAGAGCAACCGAACATATTTCGAATATACCAGTATACATTGTGTCACCAAATATAGATCATTTATTGATACATTGTGATAAATTTTTAGATGTGACATTATATGAAAATAATAAAAAACAATCATTCACAGCTATACCACTCACCAACACTATTACAGAATATATATTTGAACCATGTGCCAAATTAAAAATTGTTCCTTTATCCCTTGACCTTGAATTTACCATTATAAATAAATATAAAAATATGATATATGTCAATGGTAATACAATAACTCAACATATTACTTCATCAAATTATATTGAACCATTGAATTATACAATAAAGTTATTTGGCAATGCAACAATGACAGACATGATAAAACCTTTCAAACATTCACCATTAACAATGTGTCAATATATCAATCGTCCAATAAATGATAAAATTTGTCCCATTGAAAATGAATTAATAAATGAACATGCATATTATTTACATTGTGATCAATGTTCTTATGATTTCTTTTTAGATAATGTATACAATTGGTTGCATATTAATAGTAAATGTCCATATTGTAAACATGAGTGGACAATAATTAATATTTTCAAAAATTGTGTTTAAAACTCTTTGCACATTTGATGAATTGCAAACATTGCTTTACAATCTATGTGATTATAATTTTCGACATCTTTGATCACTTCCTTATCTCCAACATCATGTCTATAATAGTTAAATGCAATATTCATTGCGTTAATCCCATCACTAATACCATGTGGCCATTCAACATCAATCATGCCATTGCTAAATAGTGCTTTAGCATAATTCTTTAACTTAAAGTCAAACGCACCCTTAACACAAATACCATTATCCTTTACCCAATGACACATATCATAATATTTAAATTTGTCATCAATAGCAGCAACTGGTTTCAAATTAGTTTGTTCAAAGTTTGACCAGTGATACATTGGAATTGATTTTATGCGATTATATTTTGCAGACAAATCATTCATGTAAATATTAAATTCATTAATGATTTTTGTTTCCGATTCTTCTAATAAGTTGTCAACTGTGAACACTTTAAATGTCCATGTATCATTGACCACCACACCAACTCCAATCATAAAAATATAATTGGGTCTGTTATGTGCCAAATCATAAATTGTTGTAGAAATTGTTTCAATATCTAAATAACATCTGACTTTATTGTTTTTCCAATTTCCTTGATCACTCAAATCATTGTAAATAACAAATTCTTTACATTTTGCATTATTAACTTCAAGAATATTTGAGATTAAAGATGTTGTTGGCGATGGTTTCAAACCCAGAATTTCTGGAGTTAACTTTGGATCATCAATAGTATTAATATTATGCTCTAATGCTGCATTACGATGTTTAACACCAATATTATAAATCATTGTTAATTCTCTATTCTTCAAAGATAATTCTTTCTTAATCTCATGAAAATCTCCATTGTGATTCTTCATATTAGGATATAAGCGAACATCATTTGGTGGATCGTGTACTAAATTCTTATTGGTTCTGATCTCTTTTTGCCATTTGATGGCTTGTCTGAAAGTATTAATATTAGCTTTTTCTCTACTGAAATCTACTTTAGCAATTTCATTGTATGCATTAATCGTTGATTCGGTAATTGATTTACCTTCATCATCTTTCTTAACACGTTTATACTTTTTTCCAATGACATATGCTACAGAATTCTTTGATTGTGTCATTTTATTTAATGCTTGTGTATATATCCAAAGCTGAGCCTTGTATGTTTTAGCTCCTTTATCATTATTCAAATTATTAGTACCGGCCATAAGACTAATCGTTGACCACTTTACATCATATACTTGATATATGTCATCTTTATAATCAGATTCATAAGATAAAAACAATTTCTTTGCCATTGAACTCTTAATAATTAAATCGGCACAACCAAAAGTCTTGTTAGATTCATTCCATAGGACAGGCTGATATATGATGGGAACATTGTTATAAATTGCATTCAATGTTTCAATATATTTTGCAATATTAAATGCTTCATAACTTTGACCAATCGTAACAAAATCTTTTGATTCCACATTATTTTGAATATGTTCAATAGTACTTAATTCAAAATTGTTTCCGTTGTTCATCAATTGTTCATCAAATGTCTCACTATAACCTCTCTTTCTATTTCTAACAATAGTATCGGGAATATTTACGATAGGACTAATATTCTTATACTTTAGAAAGTCTATCAATGGATCTTCCATAATAAAGTTTCGTGTTTTCGATGCACTAATCCAATTGGGATCCGGTGTATGATTTATGATATATGGTATTGATGAAATTACAGTATCGTTTTGAACAAATAACATATGTGGAATAATTGACCATTTCTTTTTTAAAGATATCATATGTTTATGATGTTCAGCTGATAAAATCATATTGGGAGTGTAAATTTCACAAAAATTACCATCATAGATATATGATGCCTGAACACCATTAAATATTTTTGACGAATTTGTACGTAAAACTCCATCTATCGATACATTATGCTGGAATGGATTCACATATGATCCTGCTACACTTGAACTTAAAATTCTATCAATTTTACGTTTCATAATGGATTCCATATTGCTATAATATAGATATTGTCATAATAGTATCAAATTTCAATTTTTTGAGGAATAATTGAAATTTTAAGATATAAAATAATAATCTTATACTATATTAATGGACACTTTGATAAATGACCAGTCTTTCAAACAATATATGGAAAAGTTGGGAAAAGACGATGAGATTGAAATATCATTCTTACCCAAAGTATCAAAGTTGACCCTCGAAAAATATATTACACTATTAAAATTTTTCTCTAAAGCTGGTAAACCTATTGAAGTATCGAACACATTAAATGTTTCGTTTTCATACGATTATGATGTGTATAATTCATACCGTGTGACAGTTAAAGACTTTGATAATATTAATAAAGTTACTAATAATCTTTCATCGAGAGAAAATCACATTATATTTTCAATGTTATATGAACAGTATAAAATGGACAAATATTCATATATTTCTATGATTGAAAAAAAGAAGTCCAAAGATAATATTGTTGATATTGAAGAATTAGGTATTCGTATTCGTTTAGCTAAAGAATTGGAAATGAACAAAGATATTGATATTAATTTGACACACAGTGATCGTCAATATATTAATTTCCGTTACATTCAAAGAGCAAGTTTAATTATCGAAGATACTGATGATTATATTTTGCGTGTAGATTTATCATATGTTAAAAGTTCAGATAAAATTTCTTATTTAGAATCAAAATCACCAATGATAGAACTGGAAATTGATCTGTCATTAAAGAAAAACGTGAAAGCACCATTGTTAAAAGAATTACAACGTAAAATGAATACAACATTTAATAATGTTCGTCGTGTTTTACAAAAATCCAATGTGATTGTTAGTAAGAACGAACAACTTAATACATTAGATAAAATGAATCTGTTATTAAATCCAGATAAACCGGTTACGCTTCGTGACTTGCCAGGCATGCAATTGGCAGCAGCAGAAATAACACATATTGTTGATCATATTGGTCACGATTATTGTGTTACCGATAAAGCAGATGGTGATAGATATTTTATGGTTATCCATGATGGTAAAATAATGTTAATATCCAATACTTTAGATGTTAAAGAAATAGAACATGTTAAAGGATGTGAAGAATATAATGATACTATTTTAGATGGTGAATATATATTTAACGACGAATATCAAAAATTTATGTTCTTAGCTTTTGACTGTCTAATGTTCAAGGGTGAAGACAAACGTAGTGAAAAAAGCTATGTTGAGCGTCTAACTTTTGTCCGTGATATTACGAAAAACTTATTTGGACAAAAATATGGCTTTACTAAATATGAAGGAGAATTTGATTTTCCTAAAATGAAAAAATATTATACAAATGACATCAAAAAACACATGGATGAATTAAACTCACAACTAACAAAGAAACCCACCAATATCGTATCAATGAAATATTTTATGATACCTCAAGGTGTGCACTTGTGTGAAATATTCTTCTTAACTGCATTAGCATGGCAACTATATACCAATAATAGTGATATAAAATGTCCTTATACTCTTGATGGTTGTATTTTAACACCATTAGAGCAAATATATACAAGAAGTTTGAAAGATCAATTACGTAAGATTTACAAGGTTAAACCAGCAACACATAATTCATTAGATTTGTACGTGACATTTGAACGTGATCCTATGACGAGACAAATTGTTGATGTGTTTGACGATTCTGAATCAAATATTGAATTAATAAATATGAAAGTAACCAACGAATTATCAAATGAAACAACTTTCAGAGCTAAAGGTCAAATGTATCGTGTCATGAACTTGCATGTTGGTAAAATTGTTGGTAATACAGAATTTCCTGTACTATTCCATGAACATATGGAACAACATTTTGCAAATATATACATTTCCGATGGGGAAGCACGAGATATGGAAGGTATTATTATTCAAGATAAAACAGTAGTGGAATTTATTTACATCAATGATCCCATGATTAAACAGGGCTTTAGATGGAAACCATTGAGAACTCGTTATGATAAAACAGAATCCGTTAACACATTTAAGAGAAAATATGGTAATAATAATGAAATTGCCGAAAAAACATGGAGATCTATGATTGATGGTATTGAAATGTCTGATATTGAATTATTGGGCGATCCATTAACCTATAAAGCTCAACATAATAAATTGAGATCTATGATTACAACTACTATGATTGAACGTGAGAGACGCGATAACGCATATTATAGTATGATTACTGATTTAGCAGAACCATTGAGAACATTCCATAATTATGTTAAAACACAATTGATTAATACCTATTGTAGTAAAAAGAATACAGAAGATGGTTTTAATGGTCTAGATGTATTAGATTATGGTTGTGGTAAAGGTGGTGATATCGGAAAGTTTTACCAAGCGCGTCTAAAATCTTATGTCGGATTTGATAATGATTATAATGGTATTCATTCTGGTAGTGATGGAGCAATATCTAGATATCAAAATCAAAAGAGAAAGATGGGAGTGATTTCATTCCAGATGAACTTTTTAGTAGCCGATGGCAGTGTTAAATTATTATTGGATGATCAATTTAGATCTATGGGTGAAGTTAGTAGTGCTAATGCTGAATCAATTAAGAAATACTTTGACAATGATAAGCCAAAACTTTATGATGCTGTAACTTGTCAGTTTGCAGTCCACTACTTTTTTAAGAATGACGAAACCTTGAATAATTTTATGTTCAATCTTAAAACATTCACCAAACCATCAGCATATGTTATCTTAACTACATTTGATGCAGATATTATACACAATGATGTCAAAGATGGTCCTAGTACATCATTTTATACCACCAAGGAAGGAGATAAGAAAATTATCTTTGATGTTATAAAGAAATATGATGGTGAAGTACAAGATATCACAGGTCAAACTATAGATGTTCACTTGCCAGTGTTTCAAGACGGTCAATATGTTCCCGAATATTTAGTACCAACGAAATTATTGGTAGATAAGATGAAAGAAAATGGATTTACATTAGTAGATACAGATATGTTTTGGAATGTGTTTAATAATCATAAGAATTTCTTCTTGAATGGAGTACAAGATGAAGAAAAACCAGCCATGAAATCATTTTATATGAAAGTAAAAGAATATTATAACACAAATGACGCAATGAACCAAGCATGTTATAATTTCACAAAAAAGAACAGATATTATGTGTTCCAAAAAGAAGATAGTTTAGCAATTCATGATAAGTTTATAAAGTCTGAACCAGCAAAGTATGATGTCAAAAAGATTTATGATGGTAAAAAGAAACCATATGATAATAATAAAAAATCTTATGGAAATAAAAAGTGAATTTAATTTATAATTTAAATACAAATTATTTTATGTATTTAAATATTTAAACATTTAAACATTTTATGTTATTAATAATAATGACAGAACTTGTGGCACAAGATTGCGATGCCATGAAACTTAATGATCCTCATTCTACAACAGACGATTCTACAGTAGATGCGTCATCAAATGTTGTAACAGATATATCATCAAATGTTGTAACAGATGCATCATCAAATGTTGTAACAGATGCATCATCAAATGTTGTAACAGATGCATCATCAAATGTTGTAACAGATGCATCATCAAATGTTGTAACAGATG